ATAAGATGGTCGAACTTAATGACTCTCTTAGAGATAATAAACACACCATTTCTAGTAAAGAAATTGAGATACGAAAATATAACAATATTGGTGATGGTGTTTCTTGCACAAAATGTCTTCAAGATATTTGCGCAGATCACACAGATCAGATAGAACTACAGAAAGTCGAATTGCAAGTAGAAGTAGATAACCTTACGACAATTTCTACCAAATATACTGAAGCTATCTCGAAACTTCGAGCGATGCTAAAAAAGAAACGAATCGAACACAGAGAATTAGTTGATGTTGTTGATATGTATGAACATTATAGCCAAGTTAAGGATAGTGCGCAGAAGAGACACGATGAAGAGGTTAGTAAGAAGTATGAGTTTGAACAATCCTTTGATGATGAAGGTGGTGATGATGAAGATACATTTGGTGATCTAATTACCGAGGCTGAAAAGAGTCTCGCGGCACAAGATGTTGAACTAACTGATAATAGAGAAGAGACTGATGTACTCGATATATGTAAATTCACATTAGGCGATGAGGGAGTTAAAAGTATCATTGTTAAGAAGCTACTAACCATCCTCAATTCTAACATAACTGCATATCTTGGACTAATGGGTCTAGATATTCGTTGTGAGTTTGATGAATATTTCGACGAAACCATCAAATCAAAGGGTGGTAACGAAACTAGCTACTATAACTGTTCTGGTGCTGAAAGAAAGACAATCGATATTGCCTGTTCTCTAGCATTCTCTGATTTAAGAGAACGCACATGTGGTATTTACAGTAATGTTAAGTTCTTCGATGAGATTTTTGATAGTGCATTTGATGAAAGAGGGTTGGATATGTTTATTGAGATGTTGAAGGAGAAGATCACAGATAATGGTTGGTCTGTTTATGCCATCTCACACCGCAAAGAAGCCATCAAACATATTGATGGGCAGGTTGTGGAGTTACAGAAGGAAAATGATATAACTACTTTGATATAATAACACTTTACAAGTCTAAAGGTGGTTTATAAATACGGACATGGCAGCATTCAACACCAATCCATTTTATAAACCACCAATCAAACAGAAGGTAGAGACACCTAAGAAAAAAGGCAATAATTATCTAAATTATGTTGCAGATCGAGGTGGTTGCGGTCACTGGAGAATATTATTCGCAGAACAATTAATAAACCTAGCAGGTTTGGGTACTTCAATGTCATCCCATAAGATGGTGTATGATCCTGAATGGTATAATGATGTGAGCGCGATCAAAGTACAGCGTCAAGTATCACCAAACCAACTTAAATTCCTACAATTTCTTAAAAGTATTCAGAAAGATAAAGGTTTCAAACTTATTTATGAGCTTGATGATGTAGTATTTCACGAAGATATTCCCCTGTATAACGGATTTAGAGAATCATTTGCCAATGAACAAATCAGACAAGGCGCATTAGATTGTATTGAGCTGTGTGATGAGATGGTTGTAACCAATCCATATATGCGAGACTACTTTAAGCGTAAGACTGGGAAAGAGGAAATCTCAGTAATTGAGAATTTCATTCCAAAGAGTTGGTTTGGCACAAGTTATAATCATGTGGCAGTTAAGCGAGCATATGAAGCCAACGAAAAACGACCCCGCATTGTATATGCAGGTGCAGCATCCCACTTTGATGTAAGAAATCAGAATGGAGGTGTTGATGATTTCACACATGTATTAGATTTTGTTAAGAATAACCTCAAAAAATATCAATTTGTATTCATTGGAGGATATCCAAGCCAATTAAAACATCTAATTCAGAATAAAACAATCGAATTCCATCCTTGGAAATCTTTAAAGGAATTTCCAGACTTCCTAGCATCCCTAAAAGCACAAGCATTCTTTGCTCCGTTACAAGATAATGAATTTAATAGATGTAAATCTAACATTAAGTTTCTTGAAAGTGCTTCATTAGGTATTCCATGTATATGTCAAGATATGGTTACATATGAGATTGCTCCAAATGCTATGAGGTTTACAGATTCTGAAGATCTTGAGAAGAAGTTGGATGTGATTCTTAAAAATAAGAAGAAATATCTAGCCTTGTCAAAGGATCTGAGGTCAATCGCAGAAGAACACTTCCTAGAAAATCCTGAGAATGTCGGGAAACATCTAGAAGCCTATGACACACCATATGGCGACCCTTCCAGAAAGTATTTGACTTACTAATTGACAAAACCCTACCGATATGGTAGGGTTTTTTTATGATTAGACACTGCTGCTATAGCAATAAAACAAGTTCAATCAAACTTTATGGGTGGAATGAGGATGGGGATAGAAGTCTCCAGACCATTCCTTATAAGCCTTATATCATGGTTGAGCACAAGGATGGAGAATATGACTCCCTATACGACACAAAACTCAAAAAAATTGAGTTCAATGACGAAAAACATAAAAGACGGTTTGTTAATGATTCGCCAACTAAGAGAATTTTTGAAAATCTTCCAGCCACCCAACAATATCTAATCGATAATTATTGGGAAGTGAGCGAGAACACGGATTTGATGGACAATCCACTTTACAACGCATTTTTTGATATTGAAACCACTTCAGGAGAAGGTGGTAAAGGATTTCCTAACGTTGATCTAGCTGATCATGAAATTGTATTGGTCACAATTTACAATTCATTAACCAAGCAGTATCACACATTCGGGACAAGACCATACAACGGAGATAATATAGATATCATATACACCCCTTCTAAAAGTGAGAAGGATATGTTCATAAATATCGTAGAATTCATTGAATCAGACCATCCTGACAATATCATTGGGTGGAACAGTGTGGCATTTGATATACCATACCTATGTAATCGCATTGAGCGCGTTCTCAACAAACAGTGGGTTAGTAGATTATCTCCAGAGAGAATGGTCTTCGATAAGACTGTAATGAATAAGCTCTATGGTACGGAATATCAATCTAAAAATATCATTGGTATGAACAATATTGATTATTTGGACGTTTATAAGAAGTTCAATATGACGAAACAGCCCAACTATAAGCTTGATACTATTGGTGAAGAGGAATTGGGTGTTGGTAAGATTGAATATAGCGGTAAAATGAATGACCTAATCTATACAGATTGGGATAAATTCGTAGATTATAACATTCGGGACGTTGAAATTCTAGTAAATCTTGAAAAGAAGTTGAAGTATATGGATCTGTTGAGATTTATATCATTACTTGGCTTCTGCTCTATGGAAAAGGGTATGGAAACTCTTGGCGTAGTCAATGGCGCAGTTGCTTGTCGAGCAAGAATGGAGGGAAAATATATCCCTACATTTGTTAAGTCTAGAACTGGTAGAAAAATTGCTGGAGGATATGTCGCAGACCCAATTACAGGTCTTGCAGAAGATATTATATCATTTGATGCCAATAGTCTGTATCCATCTGTGATGATCACCTGCAATATGTCTCCAGAGACTAAATTGGGTATGGTTAAGGTTCAGAAGAATGGAACTATGCGACTACAGTTGGAGTCTGGTGAATTTTTCAACCTACCTAAAGACAAGTTTGTTAAATATTTGAAGTCTGTTAAAGGATCTCTTGCAGCAAATGGAGTTATTTTCTCACAAGAGAAGATGGGGGCTATGCCTAAGTTCCTTGACTGGTTATATACAAACAGAAAGGTCATGAAGTCTCGCATGTTTGAATTGAAAGGTATTCTTGTTAAAGGGGGTCATGATGATATAGAGAAAAGACTACTTGAAGATGAAATTCAACTATGTAACACTTACCAACACGCTTATAAGATCGTTTTGAACTCCACCTATGGGTACTGTGCGAACGAGTACGCTGCTATGGGTGATCTAGATATTGGTGAAGCTGTAACCCTTACAGGACAAGCTACAATCAAGAAAAGTAATACAGCTTTCAAAGAATATATGTCTAAAACCTATCAAGAACTGACTGATAAAGAGATTGAAGACTCCATCAGATACAATGATACTGACTCAGTGTATGTCACGTTGACATGTCTTCGCGAGAAGTATGGCATTCATATCTTTGACGAGGAAAATAACATATCTAAAGAGTTCTATGATGTTTGTGATGGTGTGGAGAAATACATTAATGATAGTATGGAAAGCTGGGCAAGGAAATCTCTCCAAAGTATTGATCCAAGATTAGTATTCAAGCGAGAAGCTGTTGCAGATAGAGGTATTTTCCTAGCACCGAAGAAGTATATCCTACACATTCGAAATGATGAAGGGGTAGATGTTGATAAATTCAAGTATATTGGTGTTGAAGTTGTAACCACTAAGACACCAAAGTCTCTTAAACCAATGATTAAATCAATTATTGAATCGGTTATTATGGATATGGATAAGAAGAAAGCTACTGATCTATATATCAAATCTTATGATATGTTCAAAACACTACCTAGTGGACAAGCATGTAATAATGGTTCTATGAACACGTATAATAAGTGGATTCCTAAGGGATATACAGGCTTCAAAGCTCCAACTAAGACACCTCAGAACGTCAAAGCTGCATATTTCTTTAATGAAATATGTAGAGTAGAAGGATTGGAATTCGAATACGAGAAATTGGTGGAAGGGGATAAGATTAAATTCGCATACGTGCAGACTCCAAACAAATATGGTATTACAGTCATTGGATTCGGAACTGATAACTTACCCGCTGAAGTAGAGGAGAATGTTCAGGTGGATTATAACATAATGTTTGATAGAATTGTCAGTGCCCCCATTAAAAGGATTTATGAATCTGTTGGTTGGGTATTGCGCCCTCCAAATAGAACATTAAAGATTGATTTATGTGATTTTTTATCTGAATGAACTTGACATACCTGTATATTATGTTAATATATGGGTATGACTAACCAAGAAAGCTTCGACAAAGGAGTCGATAATGCAGTGTCCTACATCCTCAATACAATTAAGGCGGTTGCTTCTCAATCATCAGATCATGATAGGTCTTTCGTCTTTAGTGACGAGAACCTTAATAAGATTATCCAATTTGTCACAGTTCAGAATGATTATCTCACTGAACTTGCATCTAAGAACAGTAATCAAGCCAAGAAAGTTAAAAATCTTGTCAATGAACATCTAGAAATCTTAGATGTAGAACCTCTTTATCTTATTGATGAAGATGTCGATAACACACCTGACACTATTGAAGACGGTGATGAAGAGGAAAAAGGGTTCGTATATGGCACAGGTGCTAGAAAAAACAAGTAATCAAAAATCAAATAAAAATTAATTAATATGAAAACAGTAACATTCCAAGACCAAATCGGTCGTATTATCATCGGTAATCAGGTAGGCGAAACAGAAACAACTCTCACAGTAGATGACCCAAAAGTTATTCATGTGGAGATGCAACAAGGTGGCACAGTACAAGTACATGTCATTCCAATCTTTTTCGCAGAACTCATTGATAACATTGCAGAGAATGGCAATGAGTGGGTTTATAATAAATCAAATATCGTCATGGGTGACGTTAAAGTATCTGCTGACCTCATTGCTCGTAGCGAGTCCATTAATAAACCTGTAGAAAAGGTAGAAACTGGGGACAAAGTTATTTCAATCACTGATGTAGACTAAATATGGCAGCAAAGAAAACAGAATTACAGAAGGGTATAGATTCAGCTTTGGGAGAGATTGATAAGATCAATCCTTTAGCTACATATCTTGATAAATCATCCCTATCTAATGTAAGTGATTGGATTGATACTGGTTCCATTGTTCTCAACATGATTATATCAGGTCGGGTTGATGGAGGAATTCCAAAAGGTCGAGTGACACAAATTGCAGGACCATCAGCTACAGCAAAATCATATTTCGTTCAGCGAATTCTTGGTAATGCTCAGAAGAAAGGATACACTCCAGTAATCTTTGATACTGAAAATGCTATTGATGCGGAAGGGGCTGAACGTCTAGGTCTTGATACTTCTAAAGTGAAATATATCCCTGCAATGGGGATTGAATCCACTAGAAATACAATCTATAAATTCCTTAAAAACGTATCTGCTAATCCAGAACTACATGGAAAATTCATCATTGCGATTGACTCTATTGCCAATCTACAGAGTGAAATGGAAGTGTCTCGAATGGAAAAGGATAAGACTAGTGCTGATATGGGTACATTTGCTAAATCTATTAAGTCTCTTTTGAAGACACTTACAAATATGGCGACAACCTCCCAAACACCTATCATCATTACTAATCACGTTTATGACGATCCTTCTGCAATGTATCCATCATTAGAAAAGCATATGGCTGGTGGTAAAGCTGCTGTATATCTACCAAGTGTTACAATTCAACTTGCTAAGAAATTAGCCAAGGATGATGAAGGTAAGACAATTGATGATACTAAAGTAGCTGCACAAAAGAGTTTCAGTGGATCTATCATTAGAGCGTTGACTGTTAAAAACCGCTTCATGCAACCATATCTTGAGGGTGAGATGTATTTATCGTTCGCTACAGGACTTGATAAATACTACGGTGTACTCACATGGATGAAGGACTTTGGGGTTATTAAGTCAGCAGGTCAGACATATGTGGATTTTGAAGGAGAGAAGATTGGATATTATCGCAACTTCCGAAAGGATTATGATCTTATTGACAACAAACTTCTTCCTGAATTAGTAAGACGTATTCATGATAAATGGGGATATGGGAGTGGCGAAGGCGAAGAAGATATTCCTGATGAAGATACTCCAGAGACGCTAGATGATGACATTGGCGACTTGGACAATCTCAATCAAATGGTCGAGAATATGCTAGAAGAATAACTAAAATGACAAGGAGAGGGTAAAACCTCTCCTTTTTTGTTGACAAAATTAAAATATCAGATAAATTGAATCCATGACACGAACAAGACGATCAATATTCAGAGTATCAAGAGATAGCACCATAACATCTCTAGAATTATCACCAAGTGGGGAGAAGGAGCAGTTGAGAGAGGAACATTCCAATAATTTGAAGAATATACTTTGGTTGAATCAAGAAGAATACGATCACCACAAGAAAGTATCTAAACAGGAAAGGAAAGATGCTCCAGTGGTATTGGAGTACTCATCAAGTTTTGGTAATATTTGGACAAATAGCCCAAATGTATGTCTCACAAAACGCACTCCAATGGATTCCTTGGATACCGTCTTAAGTAAGATTGATGGTACAGATTTCCAATTAATGAATAGTTCGTGTGCATATAGCGAACCATCATATATGTTTGTAGATCTAGATAAAATGATTGTATTGTCGATCATGTATACAAAATCAGGAGATGAAGATGCTTACTTAACAGTAGAACTTACATTCGCCCCCTTGGAAGAAAATAAAGATTA